CAATCGTTGGCTCAATTAGAAGCCTGTTGAGAGATCCCACCGTCTCAGACAAAGCCGCCGCACCCTCGGCCTGGAGTGCCATGATCTCGGCCCTGGTGCGCTCACGGGAAGAGTTCTGGATGCCAGAGATCGCCATGAAGAAGTCGCTTTTGAAATGCTCTCTGATGATCTTAGCTCTGCGTTCCATCGAGTCCATGCCGAGCGGATAGTTCCCTATCGAGCCGAAGACACCGCGAACGTCATAGTCAGGTCTCTCACGGTAGGTGACACCCTTTGGTGCAATACGAAGCGACCCGCGCAAACCATCGTCTGCAATGAGAGGAGGAGAGGCGGCAAGCTGTGCCATGTCGTTCATCGTTTTTGACTGAGAGTTGATCATCTTGGTGTCATACAGCGCGTTAAACGTCGGGCAGTTCCCGTAGCTGTGACCAGGAATCTCTTCGTACTTGCCGACGGTGAACTGCTGGAATGTCATCCCCCTCTCTGCTAGAAGGCGAGACATAGCCGAACCAGAAACACCGCTCGAAGAAAGGTTGGATGAGTACATATAGTTGGAGGCAATGGGCATCTTCCCGTAGAACCTATCACCCTCAACCGCTGGATACATGAAGTGCAGTACCTCACTCATCTTCTCGCTATCGCGTAGAAGCTTCTCTTTCTCGTCCTTGTCGAACCGATCTGGGAACATCTGCACCAGGTTCCTATTGCGAAGCTTGATGCGCCTGATCAGCGTGTCCGACTTCCCGAACCTATTATCCGAAGTCAAGAACTCGTTGATCTTCAGGGCTTGGAAGTGAACTTGCCCGATCTCGTCGTTCGGCTCTATAATCAATGCTTCGGTACCGGCGGTCACCATCTCGTCTATGGCCACCGCCATCTGCTCGTAAAAGTTATTCTCCATAAAAGCGTTGTACGTGTACCGTTCGCAATCATCTGCGAATATACGCGCAAGTCTATATTGATCAGCGCCCATTGTAGTCGCGTCACCAGACGGTTCAAACTGAAGCCAGTCTATCGAAGGCGAAATCAACCAGGCAAATAGTCCCGATGAGAGCCTGTTCTTCGCCGCAATAGGCTCTCCGTCGAAAATCTTTGAACCGCTACTCAGATCATAACCGTCAGAGAACATAGAGGAAAGCCTGTATGGTCTGAAGTATGAAAGGACCTCATCTATGAGATCCTGTATCTGGTCTTTCTCCTCGACCATCGAGTTGTACATATTCCTCATTCTGGAAACAACTTCCAGCTCACGTTTAGACAACTGTTTGTCAAGCATCTATCGCCTCCCCGGTAAAGGTATCAAACTCATAGTGTTCTTCCTTATTCTTGTCAGTGGCCCATTGCGGCAGATCACCGCCTAACGTCTCTTCTGCGGCTTTCGGAAACCGAACCATAAAGGCAGGATCGTTGATCCGCGCCATGCAGTCAAGCATATCATCATGCACAAGGAAAGGAAAGGCCATATACTCATCTTGCACGAATGCAAGCATTATGTCTATCTGCCGTTTATCATACGTCTGTTTCACCAGCGTATCGGGGATATATACGCGCTTATCTGCAAACAGCGGCTGTAGCCAAGATAGGATGCGGTCGTTCTTGGACATCGACCCGCCCAGTTCGGTGAGGTTGAACCGATACTGGTACTCATCCATCTTCTCCCTGATGTATTGAGTGTCGGCTTGCATACCGTACTTCTCATACCCAACGTCGATTGGCTTGTATTGCTGATGAAGCCTGATCAGCACATCTGCTCGCTCTTTGAGAGAGAGCTTATCGCGGACCATGTCAATCAGGTAGTAGTTTCTATCAGCTCCAAGTCCGAATACCGACATCACCGTCCAGTCCGACTTCTTACCCTTCTCATTGGCCGGGTCAACGAGGATGTACCTATTCATCTTGTCCCAGTTACGCGGTATCCACCGCTGTAACCATTCTGGAGAGAACTTCTCTTCACCTTCCAGTACAGGCTTACAGAATAGCTGTGCTGAAGCCACTGTCGGCCCCATGCTTCTCACCTTGTTGGCCAACACCTCGCGTGTCCACAGTACAGGCTCACCGGAAGCCGTACCGTCTTCTGTTGCCGGGTATATGCGTGGTATAAATGATCCGCGATCAATGAGAACCTGATACGTGTCTGCGTAGTGGTACCTGGTTCCAATGAACCGCATTTTCCCACCGTTGATCGACGACAGGTTAAATGAAAGAGACACCGAGTCCGTTACCTTCTCAATAACCTCGGGGCTAGAAACAGCCTCTTTGGTAACAACGTCGTCGTATATGAGTAGAGTGTAGTGACCACCCGTGGGCATCGAGTCAATCACACCGTAAGCCTCAATGGTAGAATGAGGCATAGCCATACTGCGGCGAATTACTATTCCCTCATCCTCCGACCACTTCGGGCTTTCCTTCTGAGGATCTCGGTACAATATGTCAGGGAACAGATCCTTGAGCCTCTTGTTCATCTCAAACTGAGTCTTTATAGAACGCAAGAACCGCTTTGCTGTTGGTCTGTTGAACGAAAGGATGCACACCATCAAGTTTGGATTTTTAAGTACATCTTGAATGGTGAGTGAAATAGTAATGATACTCGATTTCCCATGTTCGCGGGACCATATATCCAAATGGTTATCTGGATCGGCGGCAACGACCTGGGACATCCTAAACCACCAATCGTTGTTGGCAAAGTCCCACCCCAAGATGTACACCATCAGAAAGAACAGGTCTTGTAACGCTAAGGCGCGATAAGTTGCGTCAAGCTCCTTCTTACCCATGCTTATGGCTTTCTCAGTCAATGCCCGGTAGCCGTCAAGCCGGTCAAGCCTCTTTTGCCTCCAGGTGAGAGAATCAACACTATCGCTCATCTACTCCCCTTTTATCGCTAAAGAATTGGTACCTGTTCGCTCTCTACTACCCTGAAATACTCGTCCTCTACCTCTTGACTCTTATGAGGTATTCCCTGTAGTGCTTGCTTATAATCCTTTCCAAGGATAGACGACACCATCGAATCCATCTCAGGAGACAGGAGCATCCCCTCGTTCCCCGGTGCGGCGCTAATCCTGGCGGCAATAACCGACATTTTAGCAAGATCTGTCAGAATAGAATGTACTTCTCGTTTAGCTGAGATTGCGGAAGAGTAGTCCCTCTTTGCCTCGAGCATCTCGCCTCTTTTGTCGGTGGTGTAGAAGTCATTACCCATGATCTCGTCGAACACACGCTCTAGGTCGCGCTTACACTTGATCATCTCGTCGTAGTAGTCAACCGCTTCCTTTTCTCGAATTGCTATCTCGTTCAAGGTTCGCTCCTTCGTCCATGGCCTGAGCTTGCCATATTCACCTTTCAAAGCCCTCTTTGGCTTCCCCACATCTGGGTAGTTAAGGCGGTCCACTGAGATGCGAAACGCCGCATCGTCTATCTCCCTTAACTCAACCTTTGAAACGAAGTCAGCCGCATCTGGCACGTTTGCCATGTGGCGTGCGGCAATTTTACCATAGACCGGACCCATGTGCCTAGCAATGTGCGAGTAAAGGACAGTCATCGTACACTCGTACCTCTCGGATACCTGCCGCCAAGGAAGATGAGCAATGTCCTGGTCAATCTTCTTGTGGTTCTTGCTGTTACACAAAGGGCAAAGACCCGACACCGGGTACAGGCTTATTAGGTCGTACTCTCCGTAAAGCGGCCTTGCATACGGACCCTCAAAGCGAGGCTCAAACAAAAGCCCGCCCTGAAACCTGTCAGGGTTCGGCTCCTCTCCAGGACGCCCGAATGACTCACAGTCGCCGCCTCCAAAGTCGATGCGCTTCCTCTCTGGGTCATTCAGTTTCGTAACATCGACTATCATATCATATATCATAACTTGAATATCACCGGATATGCAAGTGGGTGGCGTCTATTGGCGGCTGGCGGACGGTTGGCGGTTGGTTGTTGACAGTTGGCGATTGGCGATTGGCGGTTGACGGTTGACGGTTGACGGTTACGTCATGAAAACAGAAAGTGGTGGAAAATAGAAGCCGGACATGGGAGGCATACCCACCGCGCGAACCAACCGCGCAATTCCCCCCCCCACCCCCTCGCCTGGCGGGTCCCATACCGGCTTGCCAGGCTTGCCAGGCTTGCCAGGCTTGCCAGGCTTGCCAGGCTTGCCAGGCTTGCCAGGCTTGCCAGGCTTGCCAGGCTTGCCGGTCTGGGCGAGGCGGGGCGAGGCGAGGCGGGGCGGGGCGACCTGGGCTGTTTGGGCTGGTATGGCCGCAATGAAAAAGGTGTATCTATACATAGACACAAGGCTAGGCCTTGTCAGTATGACACAACCCGTCTTTCTGTCATAATAGATACAAGGCTATGCCCCCAGTGTTACTGTATATAGAAACGTTACTGTATATAGAAACACTTTCACGTAATTCTATACCCCACATAGAACTGAACAGTTTGAATAGTTTAGGCCACTTTCATATAGCTCATATAGGAATATTCCCCATATAGGCTATATGAAAAGGCCTTAAACTATACAAACTGTTCAGCTCTATATCCCACAACGATTTACGTCACCTTTCTAGTGTTATCATGGCACAACCGCCACGGCTTTGCCCTGTATCATTA